AGCATCCCCTGTTACTGCTCCTGCATTAGCTTGAGCCGCCCTAGTTTGCTCATCTATCTTCTCTCTTTTGTACTGCCTTGCTCTTGACTTAGTACTTTCTATTACCTCTCCAGTTGTTCCACCCATGTTTTAACTTTCATTTATAAATAGTCTCCAGTCTCCACCTTTTAAACTAGAGATGTGTTTTAAATTATTAGATAAGAGGGAGAAGTAAGGTGATTCAAGATCACATGGGATGATGTACTTACTGACTCCATCATTTGCGAGGAGAGCATTTAACGTCTGAAATACAGAGTAAGAGTCTCTCACTTTAACTTTTTTGGTGTGCATCCACCAATAAACTGTTGGGCTGTAAAGACAGAAAGCTCCTAAAATCTCGCTTCCCTTTTTAACTACGTGGCTAGGCATTATAAGACTTCTGTTACCGTCTTTCTCAGCTTCTTTATAAACTTCTAATCTTTCTTCTTCTGAATCTATTGGTTTTATATGTAGATTTATCATATTCATGTGTGTGTATTTTTTATAAAGGTTAAACTACGTTAAGTCCTCCACCTTTGTACTTAGAACTGGATTGTGACTTTCCTTTCCCCTTAACAACTTTTCTATATTTTCTTTTATTTCCCTTTTGTGTGTCATCTGCACTCATTTCTAGTTCTGCTTGGGCTAGTTCAGGCTCATCTCTCATAGCAGGAGGAGGAGGAGGTGGAGGCATCACTATCTTAGGTGGGCTAGGTGCTGATGGCATGCACATTATCATCCTCGTAAAGTTGTTTAAGTCTGCTTATAACAGACTGTTGTCCTTGAAGAAACCTTAATTCCTCTATAGTTGTCTCTTTAGGGGGTATAACATCAGGGAACATATCCTCAAGATATTGAATTAATTCTTTAGAAACTAAGTTATAGTCCATAAATGTCCTTATATTTCACAAGCACCAGCAGTACATGCTAACTCTTGTGATGAGATTGTGTTATCATTCATCTCATACTCTGATAGTTTCTTCCAATTTATCAGAGGGATACGAGATTCTAGCTCCTTGTATTCTTCTTCAGAGCACTCAGTATATGGAGCTTGTTCATAAACATAGTCAGAATAAGGTAGAAAGGATACTCCTGATATATCTTCAAAGTTTTTATAAACAAATGATCCTACTTCTATCCATTCGTTTTCCTTAACTGAAACTGTCTGGCTAACTTTATGTTCAGCCCAGAATTGAGAGTATAATCTATGGAGTTCCAACTGACTAATAGCAGAGAAATCTTTTCTAGTTAGAGATGACTCAGGGGATCTCATGGGGAATGAAAAGACCATCACGTTACTAGGATTAGTTATGTCCGGCTCGTGTGGTACTCCGCTATCAACCAGAAGGTTACACAGGGGATCTTTCACATCAGTTCTTACAGTTCTAATGTAGAAAGGACTGTGGCGTGTGTGGATTCCAGAAGCAGAGTCAACCAGTTGGCTCACTGTTCCAGAAGGTTTAACACAGGTCACACTAGCTGAAGGGTTTATACCAATCTCTTCAGCGTGTACCTTGTTAGTTGATACAGCTACTTCTTTAAAATGTGTTAGTAATGATGGTAAGTTCTCTCCACTTGATCCATTAGTTAGTGGACAGTCCATGATACCAGTGAGTGAGACACCAAGTAATCTCTCCTCTTCACAATTTGTTTTCCATCTACTACTTAAGTACCTGAAGTTAGTTAGAGTAGATTGCCATGTACCTAGTATAGTTGCGTGTACTATCTTTCTACCTAATGAGTTTTTAGTATCCTCTGGTCTCACTACTGCTTCAGTTAAATTACAAAACTCTCTCGGTCTTAGTATAATCTCAGAGCATGGGTTAGTACCAAAGTCTTCTATAGCTTCTCTCCTATCCTCCAGCTTTTCAATATGTTTCTTAGCATTGGCACTACTGAATATACCTCTCTCACCTGACTTAGAGTTGTATAATGCTTGCCACTCCTTCATGAATGTACCAACATCAGGAGAAGCATGGTAGTTTGCAGAGTTATTTGCGAGTGCTCTCTGTGGTTCAGTATGCCACCACTCACCTGATTTACAGGTACGCATTTGTTCGTCACCTATGTCACTCAAAGATAACAGTGCACTCCTTCGTACTCCTCCAACTACTACTACCTGTGCAGTCTTACATACTATATCATGACACTCTACAGAGGTCAGCTTAGTTCCTTTTGCGTTTTTAAACTTACTAACAGTGAAATTAAATAGACTGTCTAGTGGTTCAGGGCCACTTGCTCTACCACCAAAGGTTTTCAATGGTGCTCCAGCTTCCCTAACTCCACTCATGTCCCATTTGGGAATCAAACCATTAAATAATAGGGAGATAAGTTCTCGGAAACTCTTAGCCCAACCTAACTTAGAGTCTCTAACAACTATGACTGTATCAGTTTGGTATAACTTATTAGGAATAGCAGGTAGTAAGTTTGTATACTTCTGTTCAATACTAAACCCGACACCTGTCCCATTCATTAGTATGTATAATATCTCATCAAATGATCTAGGAGAGTCAATAGGAACATACGCACAGTTATATCCTGCTACGTTCTCTTTCTCTAACGCTTTCCCTGCTGTCATCAAGCAACGCATACTAGGCATCACCTCTAAGTTTAGTACTGACTTCTTTAGTCTAGTCTCTAGTCCTTTGTCTACAGTATAATTACAATTCTCTTTAAGATGTTTCCTAAAGAAATCGAAGTACCTGTCTACAGTTTCTTTCCATGTCTCCCTTCTGTTCTTATCATAGTCCCAACGTGAGTACCTTGAGAGATGTATATATTGTTGGTACTGTGTAGGTAAATACTTATCTGCCATCTTTCTCTCTCTCTATTAATTTTTCTAAATAAGTTCTCGCTTTTAGTAAGTCATTTACTCCACCTTTGTATGTGTAGCGTGAGACATACTTAACTATGTTCCCCTCTAAGAAGTCTAACTCATTTGCTATTATGTAATCAAGTGGTTCAGACTTTAACTCATTGTAATGTTTAGGATTTGTTACCTCTTCCTTCTCTAACCTACCATTCAATCTCTTCAGATTTTCTTGGTCATCTCTACCGAATCCGGGTTGCTTATGCATACCGTAGTTACTCATTTGAACCTCCAGTAGAAGGTGGTTGCCAGAGAGTAGGGTACTCATCTAAACCATTGAAGTAATCTTTCTGTAGTATGAAAGCCATTCTAGCTTGTGTAATAGCATCTTCCTCAGTGTGTCCTCTTTCTATATACTCGTTTAGTACGACCTCCCATCTGTTTTTCTTCTTCGCATCTGCATGATCCATTATTCTAGCGGCAGATACCTTACCAACTCCTGTACAACCTGAGTAACCATCAACTGAGTCACCAGTTAAAGTTTGTATCATGAAGTTTCTCTCTGCTAAGTCTTCACTCAACTCATACACTTGTTCAGTTTGGAAATCCCAATGCTTACCGGGAATTGTAAGTAAGTCTTTATCAGTAGATACGATACAAGTAGTGTCAGGAAATTGTGTACACATGATTCCTAGCATGTCATCTGCTTCTAACCACTCTGACATCATTGTGGAGTAGTTATCTCTGATGTACTCTCGTGCTGGAACATAGCACACAGGTTTTCTTGTTCCTCTTCTTTTTGATTTGTATGTTTCGTTTATATCTTTTCTAAAGTTTGAATGAGAACTTAAGCACACCATAACTGAGTCTGCGTTAGCATCATCCATTAACTTTTGTAAATCAGCATCTAGTAATTTTTTAACATCTTTGAAATCACAATGAAGTGTCCAAATATCATCTCCCCAATCAACTTCTCGTTCATTAGCAAGGCAATTTTTATATACTAAAATGTCTCCGTCTATAAGTAATTGCATACTCCCCTTAATATTAATGTGTCTCGGCCCAATTTGAACCAAAGTTATACTCACCTGTAAGTGGTACTTTCAGATTCAGTAGTTTTCCTGCCTTTGATATTGAGTCTATTGCAATCTCACCTACCTCATCTTCTATACCATTCTTAACAAGAACTTGTATCTCATCATGGATAAAAGCAACTTGTTTATAATCTTTTCCTTCTTCAAATCCGGCTAGTTCCATTAGTTTGTGGAACTCAACCACCCACTTCTTACATATGATAGCTCCTGCTGATTGACATAAAGAATTTAATGAGGAGTGTACTGATCTTACTGGAACTTTTCTCCCATCTAAACCAAACAGGAATCCCTTCTCTGCTTTATCAAAAACTTTCTGTCTTAGCTCTTTGAATGCCGGAACTTTCTTAAAAAATAAATCCTTAAGTCTCTTACCTTCTCTTGCATTCTTGCCAACAATCTGCCCAAGTTTGGCATCTCCTGCACCATATAGTAGTCCGTAAATAAAAGTCTTTGCTTGATCCCTACTAGGTAGGTCAGTGGCTTTTCTATTAGCTTCGTGTATATCACCATTAATAACTGTTTCAGCATAACTACCACCATCAAAGGATGCAAGATAATGAGACACAACCCTAATTTCAAGAGAACTAACGTCACACCCAAGTAAACTGAAACCTTCTGGTGCATAGAAAAGTTCTCTACATTCTCTTCCGAAGAATCCTTTAACACTTGGTACTTGTCCGAGGTTAGGGTGCGAATGAGAGCACCTACTTGATACTGAACCCATCGTATTAACTGAGCCGTGAATCTTACCGTCTTTTTCGTGATATAACCAAGCATGTTTCCCCTCCGATAGTTGTCCTATTAGCTTGTTCACTCTGAATGCCTCTGCCATTAGCTGTGCTTCAGGATAAGGTAACTCAGATAGTACTGCTTCATCAATTTTTGGTTCTTCAGTAGGAGTAAACTTAGTAGGTTTCCATCCATGAATATCATGTAGTCTCTTTGCAATATGTTTGCGTGAGTTAGGATTAAATTCAATTACTTTCTCCTTTATAAATGGGACTCCCTTTACATACCCTCTACTCTTATTATTCACCTTTGGAATAAAGGTCTCCTTTTCTACCCAGTTTCCAAAGGCTTCTTTTAATTGTGTCTGAAGTTTATTTCTTTTATCTGCTAAAATACTATATAATTTAACAGCTTTCCTAGTGTCAAACGGAAATCCATTCTCCGTCTGTCTCAGACAAATCTTATGTATCTCATGCTCCAACTGTACTGACTCGTCTGAGAAGTTAGCTTCCAGTAATTTTTGATACAACTTGTAGTTAAGTTCTACATCTCTCTCACAATACTCTAACATTTCCTGACAGTACTCTGTGAAATCTGTGTAGTCTCCTTTTGTAAATCCTAATCTTTGTCCCCATGACTTAAGTGAATGTCTACCATACTGATCACGATCTATAGACTTATTTTTAGCATCTCTAACTGCTCTGTCTGGATAGACTAGCTTAGATATAACTAACGTGTCTATAATTTCTTGTTTAGAATCAGGTTGCCATTTGTAAATCTTTTCTAGTGCAGGGATGTCAAAGGATATAATGTTGTGTCCTATAATCCTTGAGAAATTTTTTAGCAAAAATAGTCCGTCTAATTTCTCTTCTCCTGTGAAGGAGAGCATCTTATCTTTTTCTATGTCATAGATAACTATACAGTGTACTTTAGTACAGTCTTCTACAAGTCCATCAGTTTCTATGTCAAATATACAGCTACTCATTTTTCCCCTTTAGTTAAAAACTTGTGCTTTCACCTGTCCATTCTTTTTCAGTCTCATCCTCAAATGGAATATCATCGTACTCTACTTCTGTTAGTCTTCCAGTCTTATGATCATAATCTAAGTAACAAGCTATACCAGTCTCACCAGTCCATCTATTCTTTAATACTCTCACAGTAGTACGGTCTGGATCATCACCTTGTTGGTTTCTTTCACATCCAATAACTATATCTGAGAGTTGACCGATTGAGGCCGAACCTCTAAGCTGTGCCATACTAGTCTGTGCTCCATCCTCATGACCTTTGTTACCTTGTGGTCTCTTTAGATGGGATACCAGTATTAGTCCACAATTCACTTCCTCAACTAGTCCTCTGAGCTTGGTCATTAGGTTATCTATTGTCCTTCTCTCGTCACCATCCTCTATACCTGAAACTACTATAGAAATGTGATCAAGAATAATAAAACCACAGCCACAAGCAGTAACCATGTACCGTATCTTGTTAAGAAGGTTATCACCTTCAAGTGAACCCCAATGATCGTATAAATATATCCTACCAGTATTAAGAG